CAGTATGCCTGCCTGCTGAGTTCTCGAATTATGTTGAAGGGATACCATTATGAAGAAACTACTGATTAACTTACGTTACTTGTTAGCACCCGCCTCGATTAGTCTGGCACTCTATGGAGTAGTACAGGGAGGTGTATTGTCTTGGCTGGGTGTCTTTATGCTAGGTGTAGCCATTATTGTGGATACACTCGTGAAGAAGCAAACAGTAGGAGCAGGTTTTGACGAGAACGGAGAAACTAACGGCGTGGCGTGGTTCCAGAACCTAACCATGTACGTGATGCTACCACTGTTTATCTGTCTACAAATTGCACTGGCCTTTCAGGTTAGTGGGTTTATGGCAGGCGCAACATCACTAACTGAGTTAATTGGCGCAACGCTGTCCACTGGTATCTTTCTTGGTATCGGTATTATTTACGGTCACGAGCTGGCACACACCAAAGGTTTCTCCTTTGTTATCGCTAGAATGATGATGGCTCTGAGTGGCAAGGCACACTTCTGCTACGCTCATGTCTACAACCACCACTTAGAGTTGGGGCATGAAGATGACCCAGCAACATCACCTCGTGGGCGTACCCTATATAAGCACTACCCATTATCAGGTTTAGGACAATCCAAGTTCCTATTCATGATGGAGAAGCAACGCTTGGAGCGTTTGGATAAGTCCTTCCTTTCGTTCGACAATCGTTGGATACGTGGATACCTAATGTCCTTACCAACAGTGTTGTTATTCTGGTCAGTAGGTGGTTGGGTAGGTATGGCTGTATTAGCCGTCATGTGGCTAGTCAGTAACTTTGAATTAGAAACATTAAATTACTTAGAGCATTATGGTCTTTACAGAGAAAAAGGTCAGCCCATTGATTACCGCCATTCTTGGGATAACGCTACTGCTTTCTCAAGCTGGTTCTTTATCGAGATTGGGCGTCAAGGAGACCATCACGACAGAGGTGAGACGCACTTCTGGGAATTAGATGAAGTTGGTTCACCAAATACAGGTCACGGTTACTTCCAACTGTTTGCCTTAGCTTTAGTCCCACCAGTATTCTTTCAAATGATTAACGAGTACTTGACTATCTGGGACAAAGAGATGGCATCGGAAGGTGAAATTAAAATTGCGGAGAAAATTAAATAATGGCATTTCCAGTTATTGGTATAGCAGCACTAGGTCGTTACATTGCACAGAAAGGCGTACAACAGGCTATTAAAAAATATGGCAAAACAGCAGTAAACAAAGTACAACAAAGGATAGCCAAGCAAACAAACCCACCTAAAGTCAAAACTGCTAAGGGTAAGTCGGGTAAGGGGACTGGACGAGAACCTGGCACTATTCGCACAGATAAACAGGGTAAAGAGTATGCAGTTATGGGTAGAGAACCATTGCAAGCTACAAAAAATGTAGCTCGTAATAAAGGTGCTGCGGTTGGAGGTGCTGCATCTGGTGTGGCTGCTGGCATTGTTATTAATAAAAAGAATAAAGAAATAGCTAAACAAAAAGAAAAAGAAAAACAATTAAAAAAAGAATTAGCTGAACTAAGAAGAGATAAGAAAGCTATACCCAGTGGTGATATAGGTAGGACTGTAATAGATAGTGCTATTGACAGAAAATTAAGAATGTTAGAAAGGTATAAATGATTAAAGATACCTTAACAATAGTAGTTACTTTTGTATTAGTAACTTACGGAACAGTTTATATTTTAGGATTTTTATAGTGAAAAAATGTTTAAACAGTAATGGTGACTGGTGCTTCTTTGCACTGGTCGCTGGTTTTTGTGTAGGTGTATTTGCAGCAGTACTAGCTGTAGCAACATAGAGGCGAGTAGTATGCACTCAGTAGTCTACGTTAAATGGAATGATGCTTGCGAAGCGGATGATATGCAGGACGCTGAAATGGATAACTGTATACAGGAAGCAGCAGGCTTTTTCGTTAAAAGAACTGACAACAACTACTACATAGCACGAGATTACAATACTCTGGACGAGGAGTACTTAAAGATTCTTCGTATACCAGAGCAATACATTATTGACTTTATAGTTATGAAAAAATGATACAGATGTTACTAGCCCCAATAGCTGAAGTAGCTAAGACTTGGATAGGCGGTAAGGTAGCTGTCAGTAAAGCTAAGTCTGAAGCTAACCTAGAGACTACTAAGGCTAGAGCAGAAGTAATGAAGAAGGTTGCAGCAGGTGAGCTGGACTGGAACCAGACAATGGCTGAAGCTAGTAATAAATCTTGGAAGGACGAGTGGCTTACTATCTTAGTTAGCATACCACTTATCCTAGCATTTACAGGACACCATGACATTGTTATGCGTGGTTTTACGGCATTAGAAGCTATGCCAGATTTTTACAAGACAGCAGTAGGTGTGGTATTTGCCGCATCATTCGGTATTCAATCAATTAAAAACATGATGAAAAAGTAATGGCAGAGATAAAAGTAGAAAAACCTTTAGAAAAACCGGAATGGGAAGATAGAATTAATAACCCAGAAAAATATCCGTTTATTCAAAATAAAGATGGCAGCATATCAACACATGAAATGGCTGCTGAAACAGATGGACAGGGTAACTGGTACGTTTTCCCTACAATTATTCAGGAAACAGGCGGTGGTTTAAAAAGGTTTGAAGACCCACAAAATGCACTGTCCTATGCGTTAAGAACAGGAAACTATAAACCATTTACTACTAAAGAAGATGCTTTATCTTATTCTGCTGGTGGATACAAAACAGATAAATTTAAAGACTACTATAATAGATTAATGAGTAAATAAATGACTGACAAAACTGAGACGGTTCCCAAGAAACGTAGGGGCAGACCGCCGAAGAAGGATATAGCAGCAAAGAAGCAGGGCAACCGTAAAGCAGTAGGCAGACCTAAAGGTGATGCTGATGCAATACGAGAATACAAAGCTCGCTTACTTGCATCTCCTAAGTCTCGCAAGGTTATGGATAGTATCCTTAATGCTGCATTAGACGATGAACATAAGAACCAAGCAGCAGCATGGAAACTGTTAATGGACAGGCTCATGCCTTTGTCTTACTTCGATGAAGCTAAGAACACAGGTGGTAAGGCCGCAGTAAACATTACAATCACTGGCGTAGGTGGTGAAACAACTATTATCGGTGAACAGCAAGATGACCTAGATGGGGAATTTATTAACTTAAACCCAAGTGAGATGAGTGAAGATGAATTACTTTAGTAGAAAAGAGTTTGACTGCCAAGAAACAGGTGAGAATGAAATGTCCACTGAGTTTCTAAACCTACTTGATATTCTAAGGGAGAACTGTGATTTTCCTTTTGTAATTACTTCAGGCTATCGCTCACCTAATCACAGTATCGAAGCTAAGAAAGAAAAAGCAGGTACTCATGCACAAGGCATTGCTGCTGACATTAAAGTTAATAGCGGTGCAGAGCGTATGATTATTATTAAAGAAGCCTTAAAGTTGGGGTTTACTGGCATTGGAGTAGCTAAGACTTTTGTTCATGTAGATATTAGAAAAACTACACCAGTTGTTTGGACTTACTAGTTGTCTACAGACCTAAACATTAAACTGTTACCGTGGCAACAAAGTGTCTGGGACAGTAAGGCTAGATTTAAAGTAGTAGCAGCAGGACGAAGAACGGGTAAGTCTCGTTTAGCTGCATACCTACTAATCTTTTACGGCTTACAGGTTAAGGCTGGTCATGTGTTCTATGTAGCACCTACACAAGGACAGGCTCGTGACATTATGTGGCAAGCATTACTTGAGGTAGGACACCCAGTAATTAAAAGCAGTCACATTAATAACCTACAGATTACACTTCTCAATGGTGCAACTATATCATTGAAGGGTGCTGACAGACCAGAGACTATGCGTGGTGTGTCATTGAAGTATCTAGTAATGGACGAGTACGCGGATATGAAGCCCGAAGTTTGGGAGCAAATTCTAAGACCTGCTCTTGCTGACCAAAAAGGTGGTGCTTTGTTTATTGGTACACCTATGGGTCGCAACCACTTCTACGAGCTGTATACCTATGCAGGTTTGGAAGAAGATGAGACATACGAAGCATGGCATTTTACTTCATACGATAATCCGTTGCTAGACCCAGAAGAAATAGACACAGCTAAGAAGTCTATGTCTAGCTTTGCATTTAGACAAGAGTTCATGGCTTCCTTTGAAGCACAAGGCTCAGATATTTTTAAAGAGAATTGGGTTAAGGTTAGTAAAGATGAACCTGACATTGGCAACTACTACCTAGCTATTGATATGGCTGGCTTTGAAGATGCTAATAAGAAAAAGAAAAAGAGCAGGTTGGATAATACTTCCATATCCTGTGTAAAAGTTAATGAGCATGGTTGGTATGTAGACAACATTATCTACGGCCGATGGACATTTGAAGAAACAGCAAGAAAGATATTTGAGGCAGTAGACCACTATCAACCTGCTGCGGTAGGTATTGAGAAAGGTATTTCAAAGCAAGCAATCATGTCACCACTAAGCGATATGATGAGGCAACGTAATAAGTTTTTTCGTATAGAAGAATTATCACATGGCAACAAGAAAAAGACTGACCGTATTGTAGCTGCTTTACAAGGTCGTTTTGAACATGGAGCCATTACTATTAACGAAGGTGATTGGAACGCAGAGTTTTTAGATGAGCTATTTCAGTTTCCTAATCCACAAGTACACGATGACTTAATTGATTCATTAGCGTACATAGACCAATTAGCTAACGTTTCGTATTACTATGATTACGAAGAAGATACTTTTGACGTTTTAGACCCAATAGCAGGATACTAATTTTATGAATGACGATGATATGATTCACGGCCAGACTTTAGAAAGTTGGGTTATTAACAAATGTGACCAGTGGCGTGACCACTACGAAAGTAACTACGCAGAGATACATGATGAGTACTACCGTATCTGGCGTGGTATCTGGGACAAGTCAGACACTATGCGTGACTCTGAGCGTTCTCGTCTTATCTCGCCTGCTACGCAGCAAGCAGTAGAAAGTTCAGTTGCAGAGATTGAGGAAGCTACGTTTGGTCGTGGTAAGTTCTTTGACATTAAAGATGACCTACAAGACCCAAATCCACAGGACATTGGCTTCCTACGCAACCAGTTAGAGGAGGACATGCACTTTGCTAAGACTCGTTCTTCGGTAGCTGAGTGTTTAATTAATGCTGCTGTATTCGGTACAGGCATTGGTGAGCTAGTCTTAGAGGAAGTAACTGAGTTTGTCCCTGCAACAGAAGACACTGAAGAAATAGGTTTAAAGGCTTTTGGTGTGTATGAAAAAGAACGCTTCCTAGTTAAGCTAGACCCAATTATGCCTCAGAACTTTCTAATTGACCCACTAGCTACTAACATTGAAGATGCAGTAGGTGTAGCTATTGATAAGATGGTTCCTTACCATCAGGTTAAACAAGGCATTGATAACGGTATTTACTTTGACGTAGACGTAGAGAAAGACGTATACGACCCAGAGCTGGAAGACGCTAGTAAGATTACTACGTTGTTTAATGATGACATGGTACGCCTAACTAAATACTACGGCTTAGTACCTACAAGTCTATTAAGTAATGTATCTGACGATGATGAAGTTGAAGACATTATCCCAGTGGACAAAAACCAGAGTTACACTGAAGTAATTATGGTTATTGCTAATGGTTCTACAATCCTAAAGATTGAAAACAATCCTTACATGAAGAAAGACCGTCCAGTGGTTGCTTTCTCTTGGGACTTAGTACCATTTAAATTCTGGGGTCGTGGCATCTGTGAAAAGGCCTACAACAGCCAGAAAGCATTAGACACTGAGCTACGCGCACGTATTGATGCTTTGGCTCTTACAGTCCACCCTATGATGGCTGTGGACGCATCGCGTATGCCTCGTGGAGCTAAGTTAGACATTAGGCCGGGAAAAACTATTTTAACAAATGGTTCACCTGCTGAAATCCTACAACCATTTAAGTTCGGTCAGCTAGACCAAGTAACATTTACACAAGCAAGTCAGCTACAGTCTATGGTACAGCAAGCTACTGGTGCTATTGATAGTGCTGGTATCCCTGCATCAATCAATGGTGAAGGCACAGCAGCAGGTACGTCAATGGCTCTAGGTGCAATTATTAAACGCCACAAGCGTACGTTGATTAACTTTCAAGAGAACTTCTTAATTCCATTCGTAGAAAAAGCTGCTTGTCGTTATATGCAGTTTTCTCCCGACTTATATCCTATTAAAGACTATAAGTTTGTGG